CACGAAGTGCGGGAGGTAAGTCCATGCAATATTGCATAGTCAGCATAAAAAACAGTTTCCAGTGCCGCCCGTTCATGAAGCACTGTCTGATACAGGTGTCGCGCATGAACTTATTGTCGTACATACAATCATCCAATAGGAGAAAGGCTCCGCAATTTTTCTTTCCCGCCCCAACCAACTTTCTTTGACGATCCATCACACGTTCAATAGCCTCCCTATCATAGTCACCGTAGATGAACAGGTCTGGTACGAACTGTTGATAATAATGATTACCTTCTTCTGTAGCAGACAGTACTATTCCAGCTGGTAAATGCTTCTTATGCCACAATATATCGGTAACAAGTGTAGATTTACCTGTATTTCTCTTACCAATGAATACACATACTTTATCATCGGCCATACTCCCTGGTTTAAATTTTCTCAAACGTAAATCCATCTATATTACTGCCCCGTTTTATTTCACAAAATTTTACTCACATCTAGTAAGAATGGCTGGTCGAGCTAGAATCGCAGTCACAGGAATCCAGGATCAATGGCTTTCTGGAGATCCCAGTTACTCGTATTTCGTCACGGTATTCAAAAGACATACCCGATTTTCTACCGAAACCGTCGAGATACCTTTCACAGGCGATTTCAAACTTGGAAGTACTCTACGATCCATAATACCTAATAATGTCGGTGATCTGGTTAGATCGATGACTCTTAAACTTCAATTAGGGACCCTATCCACACACACGGCCACTGAAAAATACTATTACAATGTTCCGATAGCGAAAAGTTTGCTAAAGTACGTGGATCTTAAGATGGGTGGTCAAACTATTGAACGACTCACAGGAGAATACATAACCATGTACGATCAATTGCATAGTAATAAAGATGACGTCAATCAGACACTTTACTTTTTAAATGGTCAGGGGAATCATTTAACTGTATCTGGGTCGTATGATACGTTTTACGTAAATCTTCCCTTTTATTTTTTCAGGAACCCAAGTTTGGCTATACCCGTGTGTGCACTCAAAAAACAGATGATAGAGGTAGAATTAGTGTTTAAAGATATAGATGACGGCGTTACGTTCAAATACACTCTTCAAGAAAATGGGTCCGTTACTCGAGATATCACCGAGGACGGGAGGATTTTGAACGCATCCGTCTTGATAGACTTTTTCTTTGTTACCGAAGATGAACGTAATTATTTACTTACACGACCAATGGATTATTTGATCACACAATTACAAGTGTCTACAATACCATTTAAACCAAATGAAACTAAGAAATCTGCTTTATTAAAATTTGTGAACCCCGTAAAGGAGCTATTCTTTGTAGCAAAGGAAGATGTGGGTACGCAAGACACGTTATTAACTACATCGAAAAGTGACCAGTCATTTTCGACCGCTATAATTGGTACGGGTAACCAGTTGAAACGCTCCGATCATAGGTTAATAAAGAATGTACGTCTAGATTTTAACGGTAAAAATATATTCGATTATTCGGGTACATACTTAGCGTATGGTCAGTCCCTGAAGTACCATACAGGTTGTCCAGATCCCGCTTACGAATTTTATACATACTCTTTTGCACTCGATCCGGAGAAGTATTACCCAACTGGACAGGTAAACATGAGCCGTATTATACATAAGAAGTTGGATGTGGAATTAGACGAAGTATCCACGACTAAGGATATCAAGGTAAGAGTTTACGCTTTAAGTTTTAACATCCTCCGTATTCAGGGAGGATTAGCGGGTTTAAAATTTTAACATGTTATAATAGAAATGGCTGGTAGAGTACAACTAGCCACTACGGGTAGTCAGGATGAATACTTTACGGTGAATCCTGAGTATACGCACTTTATTGATAGCTTCAAAAAGCATACAAACTTTTTTATGTATGACGTAAAAGCCAAATTGGAAGGTGAGATAGACTATGGTAAGACCTTGCGATGTACGTTAGATAACGATTCGGGAGATTTACTTAAAGGTGTACGATTGCACATAGAACTTTCCGAACTTTTACATAACGGTACATATAGGAAATATACAGAATCTATAGGTCATGCTATCATAGAATACGTAGACATATTCATAGGTGGTCAGCGTATTCAGCGTGTACACCGCGATTGGTTACAGATATACTCTGAACAATATATAACACAGACAAAACAGAAGAATCTCGATAAACTCATCGGTAAATGTCCAAATGAAGTGTCCGGGTCCCCTGTCTCTACGGATGTAGACGGATATCTAGATAACGCTACTACCCCGCGGACTTTTATAGTGGATATTCCATTTTTCTTTCATAATAACCCACAACTTGCAATTCCATTATGTGCATTGAAGGTTCAAGAGATTGAAATTGAGATTAAACTAAGTGAAAAGGACCGCTGTTTACACAACTGGGTTGGAATCACGGATAATTCTGGTAGCCCCGATGGAAAAACGTTCATCGTAACCGTCGATAATTCAGAGGGTCCAAACAAATACGCATTAGATGGCGATATTCAACCCACATTAACCCTGGTGAGAGGTAACACGTATACCTTTAGTTATCCAACAGCCGATGGAGTACACCCTTTTAGATTGTCTACCAAAGCCGATGGCGGAAGACCTCCGGTCGTTGATGCCAACTCTACATTAGGTGCCGACGATGGCGTTACACAAAATTCAGAGGATCTTCTCGTGTACGCGGTTCCAAATAATGCTCCCGATACGATATACTATTTCTGTAATAATCACTCGGGGATGGGTGGTACAATAAACATCATAGAACCATACTTTGATCCGTCAAAGGCGACTATTAAAGACGTTTCCTTATACACCGAGTTAGTTCAACTCAACCCCCCGGAACGTAAAAAATACGAAAAACGTGATATTGATTTCGTTATCACTCAGACGCAACGTAACACCTTTCGGGTACCGATAGATTCCGCGGATGGTATAGGGGAACATAAATTCAAAATGGAGTTTATAAACCCGGTCAAAGAAATGTTTTTTATCGTCGCTAGGAAAGCACTTAAATACAGTGTTTTTGATTATGATCATGAGGGTTTAATTTACCCTCCAAATACAGGTACCTACACAAACTACGAAAATCTCGTCAGTTTAGAAATGGAACTGGATAAGGAGGTTATCTTGGACAAGGTTTCTGGTAGTATCATAAATCTACGAGCGGTTCAGAGTGGTATTCATCACACCAGAACACAGCTGTTTAGAAGATTTTATTCATATAGTTTTGCACTCGAACCTGAACGATGGTTCCCGACAGGGCAGAGAAATTTTAGCGCAGTTAAAGAGCAACATATCACCGCCACCTTAAATAATAACACTTCAGAGGAAAGAGAGCTTAGAGTTTATGCACTAAGTTATAACATATTAAGAATCCAGAATGGAGGAGCACGACTTATCTTTCAAAATGGTTCAATCGGCGATTGATATTATTACTCCAGTAATGGAACAAGCTGTTGTTTTATCCGGTCAGTACGCGAAGGCGTGTGGTAGAAATACGATTTTGGCTAAGGACATGGAATATTGTTTGAAATACTGTGCTATGAACAAAGTCGGGGAACGCATCGGATCATGGTTCCCCGATGTATATGATGAAGAAGAATCGGATGAAGAAGAAATCGAGACAGTTGCTGATGAAGATGCGCCCGATTTTGAGCCATATTCAGGAACAGAAGAACTTTATATGAAAATCAACGATGCATATGACGCATGGGAGAGTTGGAAACCCACCAATCCGTCAGAAGAGATGATTAAAAATGCAATTGATAGTAATGGAGAACACTCCGCCGGAGGGATGGACGACTTCTAATTACAAAACTTTTAAGTCCGACGACCAAGATTCGGACTCTGACAGCGAAGATGAAAGTGATACCGACTCAGAAAAGAGTACCATCAGGGGATATAAAAAGGAAAAATATCAGAAAATATTGGTCGAAGAAGAACTGTTACCAGAATAAAATCTCTTCATATACTATACAATGTCTGCTGATATCGCCACCGATACTCTCGTTGCCATCTCTCGTGAGCTCGAAACTCAATCTCTTAACTCCGTCGTCGCCGGCTTTTCTTTCGCCGCGGCTCTCTCTTGGATGGACCTCGTTCGCTGGACTATTCATCAGGTCGTCAAGGTTCAGAAGAACGGTGGTATGAACTACGCGCTCACCGCGCTCTTCACCACTCTCCTTTCGGTAGTCGTCTACATGGTGATCTCTCGTATCTCCAAGAAGGTCAAGAAGCCCGGTGCTCCCGTCTACGCGGTTACCCGCTAATTTTTGGGGCTTTAGGTCTAGTAAATAACATAAATATAATACCAGTAGCAACTATCAAGAATATGTATAACAACGCATTCCATCTATTCGGATCCTCTATTTCAGGGACGCGCATAGGTGGCGGAAGTGAAAAGTCCTTTTTTACCACCGGCACTCTCGACAACTTATCCATAGTGCCGTTTATTGATAATTTTAACACGTGATTCGCGTTTCTAAAATCGTATGGAATCAGACGGTTGTTACTACTGTAAAAGAACTGAATACGTAGTTTTGATATATTTTGTGAACCTGTTTCGAAGTTATGTTCTACGGTATCATCTATACCAGAATAATTGATTACGTCACCGCACATGAGGATTCGTCCAGTATAAAAAGGCGTGTCCGAATACACCGTTTTGTTCAACTCTTCTGCACCGCTGCTTATCTTCAGTATGAGTGCATCCGGGCCTTGTAAATTTATACTTCCAGTCGTGATAGTATTATTTACCGACGATACATTGCTCGCGGGAAGACCTAAAATATCATGGGGAGTCGTCAATCCTTCTGAAGTATTTGCAAATCCGTTAACTCCACCATAAAAATCAAACGTAAACGGGGCGGTGCCTCCAAAAATTATATCATTTTTGCTCTTATCATAAGTCACGCTTGTAATAGGTAAAGAGCTAGATTGAAACTGAGTAAATAGTTCACTCGCTATTTCATTTCCGTTATAATTTTCATTTGGTAACGTGACCGTGGTACCATTCACGGAGAATGTATTGTTTCTATCGTTTATAAGCAACTGACTCGCATGAATACGAGCCGATACCAGAGATATCTTAGAGACGTTATAAATTGGATTCTTTAATTCGACGACATAATCTCCTGGATCGGGATACGCTATCGGGTCGCGTTCTCCACTGTCTATGTCTAACGTGTGTACGCTCATTAAAATAAGGGGATATATTTTAATCAGTGTGTTTTTGCAAAAAATAAGGAACTTACATGATTTTCTGTGCAATGGGGTTGTTCTGAAGCTGTTTCTTCGCCACGCCAAGGCTGAAGTCTGTGGCGTAAGGGTTAACATTACCCTTGAAACTGTTAAAGTTATGTAACTGATCATTCTTATATTGCTGAGTCCAAGCACCATCGATAGGACCCGTGCGACCATCTACCCGGGTAGTATCGCTGCGCATGTTCGTAGCTAAACCACCCTGGTTAAGAGGACCTGCACGAACATTCATACGACCGGCATTACC